TTTCAGACTCTTTAAAAAGAAAATATTCTAAAGGAGAATTAGTTTCTCCTTGTAAAGGAAAAAGTCTTCCATTGACTGTTTTAGATTTTAGAGGAGAAATTTTATTTGAAGTAATACCATTGACAGATATAACTAAGTATCTTGGATATCTTACCAAAACTAATATTACTTCTTCTATATCTAGAGGTAACCATCTTTTCAAGGATTGTATTATCTATAAAACAGGAGAAATTTTTAGTTATAATGATTGGATAACTAGAGTTAAAGGTCAAATTGTTCCTATCTATAAAATATATACAGACGGAACAATTGAAAAATGTACTAATAGCTCTAAAGAAAAAGTAATTAGTAAAGTTTTAAACTCAAAAGATTTCTTATACTATTCTAAAAAGAATAAGTGTTATTATACTTTTCTAGGCAATATAATTAAATGCCCCTATTATAAGAAATTATAATAGTGTACAGAGCAAATTCAAAGAACCCCTTCTGATTTATGGGGAACATTGAGCTAACCAGTATTTTTAAAAGAATATTGGTAGTGCAACGCATAGGTAATGAACCTCTTAATTGAGAATATAATTTACCCACGAGTGTTCTGCACCTTAATATGAAAATAAAGGTGAAAATATATGCTGGGCTTACAGGATGATAAACTGTAAGAACTAAGGGATAAAAAGCCCTTAGGATAACAAACGATAGCCAAAGATTTACAGAAGTTTGCTCTTAAGAGGGGAGAAGTGGTACAAATAGACGAGTATAATAAGAAGTATATTCCTGATGATCCAAATGAGATTGTTATTGTTGTAATAGACCATATTGGGCTATTGAAGAATAGCAAAACTCAACCTACAAAGAAAGAGTCTATTGATAAGATGAGTGATGAACTAAGATATGCCAGAGATTTCTATGGCTATACTATTGTAGTTGTAAGTCAGTTCAATAGATCTATTTCTAATCCCATTAGGCTAAAAGCAGGAGATGTAGAACCTCAATTAGAAGATTTCAGTGATAGCTCTAATACACAGAATGATGCTGATGTGGTTATGGCTCTATTTGATCCTGTCAGGTATAATGTGGAAGATCCTTCTGGATATGAACTAGCAAAACTTAGAGATGCTTTTGGAGCCAAGTATTATAGATCATTACGACTGATTAAGAATAGTTATGGTGAAGATGATATAAGGATAGGACTAGCATTTCTAGGATCAGTAGGTATGTTCAAGGAATTACCTCGTAAGAGTGATATCACTGATGAAGATTATGAAGAAGTAGTTAATAAAACTTATTTTAGAGATTATGAGTAGAACAGTTAGGCACAGAATTGAAGGCAAGTGCAGAAGAGAAGTCCTCAGATGGAAAGACCAACCTATTAACATGATTAAAAAGTGGAATAGGAGAAATAATGACTGGGGAGAGTTTAGAGCCTTAAAGAAAGAGTTAGTGGAGACAATAATGGATAAACAACTTAAATCTTTTACAAATGGAACAGAATAATTGGAAACCAGGTGATATAGCAGTTTGTATTAAAACTGGGTATTTAAGCTATCAAAATCCTGATAAAGGTAGAGACCTGCCACCATTAAGACTCAAAGCAGAATATTTAGTGAATTCTGTCAGAGTTTGTGAATGTGGAAGTGTCACACTGGATGTAGGACTTCTTAATGATAGTGGTAGAGGTATGCAGTGTAAATGTGGAGCTACAAGCTCTCCTCATTCAGGAATACATTGGTGTGCTTCTGAAAGATTTGTGAGAAAGGGAATAGAGGAAACTAAATCTGTTGAAGAGAAGATTAAAGAGGCACTCTCTGTTGAAAACTATGAACTTGCTGATGAATTACAGAAAGGAGTACACTGATGGGCTATTACACTGAATTTAGATGCAAAGTCACTCTAGTGAGAGACACACCAGAGGAAATCATTGAAACTCTTGACAGAGCTATTAATGATTTTGATTGCTTCTTTGCTGAATTGATGAATGTGAGGGAAGATCCTACTACTACATTCTCTAATTCAGATGGTCCAAGACTACCTATTAATCATCCATTTGGGAAGTGTTCCAAATGGTACATGCTCTTCCATAGCAACAACTTTGAACCTCAAAAGTTCTTTGGAAGCAGGTTTAATAGAAGAAAGAAGACTTTAGACATTTATACAGAGTTCAAATCTTGTGATAATGAAGTGTTGAACTTCTGTAAGTGGATTACTCCTTACATTAATCTAGATAAGGAGGTAGAAATTTGGTCACAAGGAGAAGATTCAGATCAAAAAAACCATTATGAGAGTCATGTGCATTAATGCCAGTCCTATACCTGGACATGGTAATTTCGATCTTCACCTTCTTAAAGAAGGAAGAGTTTATGAGGTAATAGAAATCCATCCTAAGACAGGAAGTCTTAATATAGGTATTAAATCTTTTTGGCATATAAATGAGGGAGTAAATTGTTATTGGGGTGCTGAAAGATTTATTCAATGTCAGGATTCTGAAGAACCTGGTATAAATGGAACTAGTTTTCAAATAATATTAAAACCTAATACAAATGACAAAGAAGGATCAGATTCAGAGGAAACTAAAGGATGAAATCATTAATAGTGGTTTCAGAGGAATTGTATTAGCTAGTGTCAGAAGTGGTAAAACCAGAGTTCTTCTGGAAGCCATTAAGGAAGATTGGAAAGGGAGAGATTTGCCTAAAGTTTTGGTGTGTTATCCCAATGTGGACATTAAGACCTCTTGGGAAGAAGAATGTACCATTATAGGCTATCATCCTGATATTGGTTATTCTACATTTGCAAGCTTACACAAGCTAATTAATACAAAATGGGACTATGTTATAATTGATGAAGCTCACTTATTAGGAGAGGAGAATCAACTGCCAGCAGCAGCCAATCTAGCTAGAAATAATGACAAAACTATCTTTGCCTCAGGCACATACAATAAAAACACTTTGGAAGAAATACAGCTTAATACTGGTTTTGACCTTATTGTTAATTATAGCACTGATGATGCTATTGCTGATGGTATTGTCAGCAATTTCACCATTTATATTCATAGATATGCTCTAGATCAGACAATTCCTAGAGAATATGGAAAGAAGAAGAAATGGAAATCTACAGAAGCTAAAGAATGTGCCAGATTGAACTTTAGAGTGGAAATGTCCAGTGGAAAGGAGAGAATGTTTCATTCATTAGCAAGAATGAGATTTATTAACACTTCCCACTCATTATCTTCAAAAGTTAAGAAATTACTCGTTAAAATCAATAAGGAGAGATTTATTTTATTTGTTGCAGACGAGAAAACTGGATTAAGATATGGAATTCCAATGTTCAACTCCAAGAGCAAGGATGATGAGATTTTGAAAAAATTCCAGGCAGGAGTGATTAATGAAATTTGTCTTATAAAGAAGGCTAGTGCAGGAGTCACCTATCCTAATTTACAGAACATCATAATCACCAATATTAACAGTAATGGTGAAAATCTTGAACAACAGATAGGAAGGAGCTTATTGACAGATACTGAGCATTCTAATATTCACATCATTGTCAGTAATCAATCATTTCAGTTAAAATGGCTTAATAAAGCTCTTGAAAACATTGACAAATCACACATTATTTGGGTTTAATTTCGTATATTAATAATCAATTTAATTAGAATTATATATGGAAACAAAGTTTGAGTTGCCTACAGAAATTAAAAAAGCTGGAGATTTAAATGCAGTGGATCTAGTGATTGTATCTGTTCCCAAAATGGGAAAAGGAACTATACTAGGAGCTTTGACTAGGGAGAAGAATGCAATTGTATTTGACCTGGAAAAGGGAGGGTATGATTATATAGATGCAAGGAAGATTTCCACCTATGAAAACAATGAGACTACAAGATATGAGAGCTTTCAAAACTATATCAAGTGGAGAAATGTTTTATTGGAGAACAAAGGTAAGTATGATTTTCTAATCATAGATGGACTGAGTGACCTTGATGATCTTTCTGAGATAGGGGGTACTCTTGCTTATATGAACACTGTAATAGGTAAGAAGTTCAATAGAGAAGGAGGTAATGAGAGTGGTAGAAAGTATAAGCCTGAAGAGCCTGAATTTAAATCTGTATTAACTCTTCCTGAAGGTGCAGGATATGCTCATACAAGAAAGTGGTTCTTAGAACAGATAGATATCTTTAGACAAATAGCACCCCATAGAATTTATGCTGCCCATATAGTTGATAAGTATATCAAGGACAATGGAAAGGATGAAGTGATGGGTTCAGAGATATCTTTAACAGGTAAGCTAAAAACTATATTTGCTTCTAAGGTGACCAGTCTTGCTAAGCTTATTAGTGATGGAGATAAAAGGTTTTTAAATTTTGAAGTTATGAATGACAGTGTGATTGCAGGAAGCAGATCTCCTAGATTACATGGAAAAATTCTCATCTCTGAGAAGGTAGGAGATAATGTTAAAACTTATTGGGAAAATGTTTATACTGAAAGTAAATAATTAAAATTTTATAGTCATGAGTGTAAGTGGTAAAAAGAACACAGGTAATGGGGAGCAAACTAAATCCGTTGGGCTCTTTTTAGGTCGCGTGGTAGCTATCAATCCAACAACTGAACAATATAAAGAGAAGCTTGGTATTGATCTTAAAGAAGACAGTAAAGCAACTGAATATCTTGGAGAAAGAGATGGTAACACTACTCTAAGAGTGGATTTCTGGATTCAACTAGAGAATACAGGGGAAGAGGTAGTCTTTAAGAAAATTAGTTACTTCCTAGAGGATAAAGTGAGAGTCAATAAAGATGGAAATAAGACACAATATATCAATGGTGTTGGTATGTGTACTTGGTCAGCTACAGGGGATAATTTTCCTGATTGGTTCAAACATGGAGATATCAGAGAGGCTAAAGTTGGGGAGGAAGACTTCTATGCTTTCATCAGAACCTGGCTTGGAGGTATTGATTTCAGAGACAAGGATTCGATCTTAGAATTGAACTGGAAACAGTTGATGAAAGGTAATGTCAAAGAACTTAAAGACCTAATTGATACAGAGCATGCTGTAAGATTTGGAGCCATGGCTATTGTTATCAGTAAAGAAGTAACTAATAGTGAGAGTGGAGAGACTGAAACTAAAGAATTCCAAGGAGTGTATAACAAGATGGTGATTCCAGAGTATGCTTTCAAAGCTTTTAAATTAGTAAACTATCATGATCCAAAGGTTCAGGCAGTTCTTCTAGGAAAGGCATCCAAAGACCTCAAAACACAAGAGAGATTTGTTCTCAATGTTATTGGGGAATATGGATGTAAAGACTTTTATTCCTTCAAAGAGATTCATGAGTATGACTCTACATCTAATCCTGTAGCAAGTAGTGCTCCTATTGTTAATGAAGAAGAGGAAGAAGATGATTATTAATCTAGTGTGTAATAATTAATAAGGGCTCCTGTAATGGGAGCCTTTTTATTTAATTATGAGTATACAAGGTGTAAAGAAAAAAGAGCTGACAGCTAACATGGTTTTACAATCTGTTACAGCTGAGGACATTTACTACAGGTATTTTGGGAAGTTTAAAGTGAATGAAGTTACATTGAATTGGATGAGGAGAGAGCATGAACCATCATTTGTAATAGGAAACAGGAGTGGTAAGCTAAGACACTATGATTTCTGTGATTATAAATGGAGAGGAAACTGTTTCAACTTTGTCATGCAGATGTTCAATTGTAATTTCCATGAAGCTTTAGTGATGATTAATAATGATTTTGGTCTTGGACTGATGGGAGAAAGTAATGTGTCTGTACAGAAGAACATAAACTATACTCCAGAGATAATCATTAAGAATTATTCCCTGATACAAATGAAAGTAAGAAAGTTTCTTCCTATAGAACTGGAATATTGGAGAGCCTATGGACAAACTGAAGAGGATCTGAAGAGAGAAAAGATCTATTCAGTGAGAGAATTGTATCTAAATAAACAAAGATTTCATTTAGAGGATGATGAGATAAGATTTGGTTATCTGTATGATGATAGGATTAAATTATATAGACCTAACAATGATGCAAAGACCAAATGGATGCCTAACAATGTACCTATCAATAAGATAGATGGTAGAGAGTTTATAGATAGTCTTGAGAATCCTGTAGATGTGCTCTGGATAACTAAGAGCAAGAAAGACTATATGGTGTTGAAGAAACTCTATCCTTATGTCATTGCTACTCAGAATGAATCTATTGGATGTTTTACTAAAGCTAATGTAGATTGGATTTTGTCTAAGAGTAAGAGACAAATACTTATTTATGACTCAGACAGAGCAGGGGTTAAGAACTCATTGATGATAACTAAGCAGTTTGGTTTTGATTATTTCAATATACCAAGAAGTTATTTGAGTGATGGGATTAATGATCCTAGTGATGTCTGTAGGTTTTATGGAATGGATAAGTTAGAAGCATTATTAATTAAAAAAAGTTTGTTATGAAAAAGAT